GGGAAGAAGAAGCCTACGAAAAAGCAAAGAGACAAGCCCAAACACGCAAAGTACGCTAAACTTTTAATATCCGTGTATTCTGCAAAAATCAGTGGCATCCGAATATAGCGTAAATATAAGACTAAATACAGCACAGGTAAGAAAAGACCTTAAAGATATAAAAACTGATATAGATAAACTTGGCAAAGTAAATTTAGGAACTAATAAGAAAACACAAAAAACAGAGTCTCAGATACTAGATAGCAAGAGAGCACAACAAGACATGATGTCTAAGACTAGACGCATAGGCGATCTAGTACAAAAGCAAGCAGACCAAGGATTAAAAGTAGGAAGAGCACAGGAAGCTATAACAAAATCAGCATTACTAAACCAGAAAAAGGATTTTGTGGGTTCAGAGAAACTTTTAAAAGTTGCAATGAACGAATTAAAGGTACAGAAATCAATAAGTAAAGAGATAGCACAGCAAACAGTTCTTAAGACAAGACTTGCTAGTAAACCTGCCAGCATACCAAAAGTTATAAGTTCAGGTCCAACTTCATCATTAACTTCTTTAGGTAGAGGCACACCTTTAGGTTTAAGGGCTGGACCAACTGGACCTGTACAAGCTTTTCCCCAAACAAGAGACTTGGGTATGTTCGGTCCAAAGTTACCTTTTATTGGGCAGACTTCAGGTTTTGGTCGCTCAAGTTTGCGAGGTAACAGATTCCAATTTGGTTCTCAGGCACAAATAGAATTTTCTGGAAAAGGAATGGGCCGTTCGCCTATAGGTGGTAGATCAGATTTAGTAGGTTCTCTACCAAACTTAAATCGTGTAGCTAGAGATAACGCAATGCCTGTAAAGGGTTTTGAGTTTATGCCTGGAACTCCTGCATACTTTGAAAAGTTTAATAAGGATATTACAACAATAGCTAAGTCTAAAGGCAATGTTTTACCTGTAGGCGGTATGAAGCATTTAGTAGGCTCTCCAGCATATTTTAAAGATCAAGCTAAGCAACTTAAAAAGTTACAAGGCGGTCCTGTAAAACTTTCAGGACTTAGCGGATCAACATTCGGTCCACAACAACCAATGCAAGGACCAGCTTTCCCTACAGGAGCAGCCCAGCCTCTTAATATTGATAAACGGGGAAATCTGTTACCTGGCCCATTAGGAAGTAGACAGACAAGGGCAGGATTAAGTAGAGCTTTAGCTAGAAACAGAGGACCAGCATTACAAAGTGCTGCGATAAGTGGTGCGTTTCCTTTGCTATTTGGTCAAGGTCCATTAGCTGCTGCTGGTGGTGCAATCGGTGGTGGACTTGGTGGTGCATTTGGTGGTCAGATGGGAGGCTTCGCAGGAGGTCTAATTGGAACGTCCATCGTATCTGGCATCCAAGGATTTGTAACATCAATAAAAGAATTAGGATCTGCACTCGATCCAGTAACAGGGAGTGCTACTCAAGCAGTACAGTCATTAGGATTTTTAAGTGGTGCTAGAGCTAGGGAAATTGCTTTGATTGAAAAACAGATAGGTAAACAAAGTGCTTTGGCAGCAGTACGAAGAGAAATGACAGAAACATTAGGAGCAGGACAAACACTTGCTCTTCAGGAGGCAGCTAAAGATATAAATAGCTTTCAAAAATCTATACAGGAGTCAATGGCACAATTTAGAGCCAATACAGCTAAGTTTATGAAGGATATAACTCCAGGGTCGGCTGTAGAAAATCAGATGATAAATAGGGGTGTAGCTACTAACCCAGGATCAGATTTAGCTAAAAATTTCGCAGCAAACACAGCAGCACAACAATCTATAACAGGTAGAAGTCTTGAAGCTAGAATTGCAGGGTTTACAGCACCTTCTGGTTTCTTAGGTAGTGGTGAAGGAAAAATAACTCAAGCTGGTAAAGAAGAACTGAAAAGACTAAAAGCGGAAAGAGATATTATGGCAGTAAAACTACGAGCTTTAGGTATTGAAGATAAAGTAAGTTCCTTAGTTAAAGATACAAATGCAACCTTTATGGAACAACTAAGTACCAGAAGAATTGCCTTTGACCTTGAAAGTAGAGTACTGGAACTTAGATCACAAGGCATAAATCCTGCCATAGCTAAAGAAATGGCTATGTTTGAAAGGATAAATAGCGATAATCTTACGGGTTTACAATCTGATATAGACCTAAGAAAAGAAGCACTAAAAACTATTACAGATGATACGAAAAAACAAATACTACAAGACGAAATAGATGGATTGGTAAAAGGTTTAGCACTACTTAAAGATCAAAATAAAGAAAGAACAGAAGCAGTTAGAAAGACTATGGAATTAAACATGAGAACAACTTTGGTAGTCTCTTCGGCTGAAAAACTTAAAGAAACATTAGTTACAGATATAGGAGAGGGAATAAAAGGACTAATCCGTGGAACGTCAACCTTAAATGATGTATTAAATAATGTACTCAACAAAATGATAGACGCTGCATTTAACATGGCACTTTTTGGAAATGTTGGTGGAAGTTTTATGCCAGGTTTAGGAATACTAGGATCTATATTTAGGGCAGATGGCGGTCCAGTTAAAGCAGGAGGTTCTTACATTGTTGGAGAGCGTGGACCAGAATTATTTAGCCCAGGTACATCTGGAATGATTACACCTAACCATGCACTTGGCGGTTCAACAAACGTAGTTGTAAATGTAGATGCTTCTGGTTCTTCTGTTGAAGGTGACGAAACAGAAGGAAGAGAATTAGGCCGTTTAATATCAGTTGCGGTACAATCAGAAATAATTAAGCAGAAAAGACCTGGAGGCATACTTGCATAATGGCTACGTTTCCTTCGATCAAGCCTGTTTATGGGCAGCAAAAAAGATCAGCACCAAAAACTCGTAGAATTGCTTTCGGTGATGGTTATGAACACAGAATATTATTTGGACTAGCAGAACATCAAAATCCAAAAGTTTATAACTTTACTTTCAACGTATCAGAAACAGATGCAGATACTATAGAAACATTTTTAGATGCTAGAGCAAATGATAGTGCCAGCTTTAATTTTGAAGCACCTGGAGAAACTGCCTCACAGAAATTTGTTTGCGAAGGTTGGTCAAAATCTATACCTTATAACAATAGAGCTACAATACAGGCAACATTTAGAGAAGTATTTGAACCATGAGTACTGCTCCTATTATTACTGATCTACAAAAGATCAATCCTTCAGCAATAATTGAATTATTTACGTTAACAACAGATGCAACTTTGCATGGTTCTGCTCAAACTTATAGATTTCATAACGGAACAAGTTTAAATGCTAATGGAGATATTATTTGGGCTGGTAATCAATATTTAAAAATGCCGATACAGGCAGAAGGTTTTGCATTTACAAAAGGACAGTTACCTAGACCCACACTTACTGTTAGTAATGCTCTTGGGACTATCACAGCTATATTATTAAATGTAAATCAGGTAACAGCAGGAAATGATTTAACGGGGGCTACTGTAGTAAGAATTAGAACATTGGCACGTTATATTGATGCTGTAAATTTTCCTACAACGACTACCAGTACTACGACCACAGAAACTATTGCTGATCCTGCTGATGCCGAAACTGTGACCTACACAGTAACAGTAGTGAATGTAGGTGGATCTAATATTTTTGCTATTAATGGTTCTAACAATCCTGTTCTTACAATGAAACGTGGATCTACTTATATATTTAATCAGGCAGATGCTTCAAATAGCGGACACCCTTTAGCAATAAAATCTGATGCTGGAGGAGCACAGACAACAACTGTATCTGGAACTGCTGGAAATGCAGGAGCTACAGTAACTTATCAACCAGCATATCCTTCTGCTCCTAGTGATTTAAGATATTACTGCACAGTTCATGGCAATGGCATGGGTAATACAATTACTATGAACAATCCGAATACAACGACCCAAGATACAACGACAACCACAACTCAACAAGTAAATCCATTAGGAACACCAGATCCTACAGCAGAATTTCCACAGGAAATATATAAAATTGACAGAAAGGCATCAGAAAATAGAGAAACCGTACAATTTGAATTAGCAGCAGTATTTGATCTTGCTGGCATCAGAGCACCGAAAAGACAATGCACTAGAACAGAATTTCCATCTATCGGTACGTTTATTGCATGAATTGGCAAGAATCTGCATTGGCTCATGCGAAAGACCAAGACCCAAAAGAGTCTTGCGGACTTTTACTAAATATTCGAGGAAAAGAAAAATATTTTCCCTGCCGTAATTTATCAATGACAAATCATCAATGTTTTATTATTGATCCAGAAGATTATGTAAAAGCTGATAATACTGGAGAGATAACAGCCGTTGTTCACAGTCACCCCATAACACCTCCAACTCCTAGTCAGGCAGATCAGATTAGTTGTGAACAAAGTAATCTTCCGTGGCATATTGTTAATCCAAAAACAGAACAATGGGGATATTGTGAACCTTGTGGATATAAGCCGCCATTATTAGGTAGACCTTGGGTTTGGGGTGTAACCGATTGTTGGAGCTTGGTTAGAGATTGGTATAAAGAGGAGAAAGGTATTGAACTGAAAGATTGGGATAGACCTACGACTCCAGAGGAATTTGTACTAAATCCATTATTTGAAACTTGTACTTGGAGAACTGGATTTAGAGAACTTAGACCAGATGAGAAAACAATAAATGGTGATGCGTTATTGATGTCTATAGGATCTCCTGGTTTAAATCATGTAGCTATTTTTTTAGATGGAGATGTTTTACATCATTTAACCGATAGACTATCTTGTAGAGAGCCTTATTCTCAATGGTTGTTAAAATGTACAGGAGGGAGGTATCGTT